GCCCCGATTTTCATCGGGGCTTTTTTATGTTCTGGCGGAGAGGGTGGGATTCGAACCCACGGTAGGGGGACACCCTACGCCTGATTTCGAGTTATACGCACGCCAAGGGCAGCATGCGCAAGCTGTTGATTTTACGGTCTATTTCTTGTGCGCATGTTGCGGTTTTCAGTCATTTCGCGGCATAAATGGCAAAAAAATCCGCACACTTTTAGCCTACTTTTTTGATCGCGTCGGCCAGCGTGCCGCGCACCAGGTGCGCATAGCGCTCGGTCGTTTTCTTGTCCTTGTGGCCGAGGATCCCGCCCACAGTGTACAGCTCCACGCCGTTGTTCACCATCTCGCTCGCCGTGCTGTGGCGTAGGTCATGGAAATGCAGGTGCTTGAATCCGGCCTGATTCATCGCCGCGCGCACGTGCTTCTCCAGCCAGGACCGGCTCCAGGTGAAAGGCAGGTACCGCACCAGCACACGGATGCGCGGGTGCATTGGAACGAACCGGCGTTCACCATTCTTGGTGTCGTCCAGGATGAAGCCGTCGTCGTGGATCTGGCCGCCCTTGCCCAGGCTCAGGACCTCGCCCAGGCGCATGCCCGAGTAGAAGGCGATGCGCACCAACGCCCTGCCCTCCTTGTCGGTGCACGCGCGCGCGATCTTGAGCATATCGGCGCGGCCGGCGTAATGGTGGCGCGCGTTGCGGACGGTGGGCATGGCCAGCTCGTAAAGTTCGTTCCGGTCGCCGAGGCCGTGCTTCTTCTTGGCGTAGTTGCAGGCGGCGCGCAGGTAGGAAAGCCTGGCCTTGAGCGTGGCCGGCGACCACGAGGTCTCGGTGTCGATGATTTCCTTGGCGACGTCCGCCAGTTCATCCAGGTACCGGCCATCGAAGTAGCCGTGAATGAGTGCCAGTTCCTGGATGATTTCGTTGCCGGTCTTGAGCTCCGGACAGCGGTAGTAGGCGTAGAGGTCGACCGCCTTCTGTATGAGGATGCGTGCCTTTATGGCACCAGACGCAACGCCGTAGAGCCTGGCGGTTTCGGCTTGCTCGAACGCTTGGGCTTCGTCGCGACCCCAAGCTTCTGGAAGCAGTTTTGAGGCGCGGACACGTTGGCCCTGGATGACCTTGTTGAATTCATATCGCCAGCGACGGTTGCGCTTATCGTAACGGATCGGCATTTGTTTTTGTAATCGAGAATATCCTGCACTTCGAATCGGATGCATTTCCGGCCCATTCGGTAGCAAGGAATGGGGCCGGCGGGCGCCGCCAGGTCATACATTGTACGATGGTCAATGCCCAGCATATCGGCTGCTGCTTTTGCGTTGATCATCCCCATCATGGTGCTTTACCCTCCAGTCGCGCGCGGCGCGCGAAAACCCACACCGGCCCGTCCTCGCTGTCGTGGATGCTCAGGGTGTGCCACCCTTCGCGCTGGCGCCGCGGTGACCGCGCGTCCCAGGCAGCCACGCTGTTCTCACCCTTATCGTAGTAGGCAACGTAAGCAGGGTGATCAGGGTCTTCGTCTTCCAGCATTGCATAATCGATTTCGAGCTGCTGCGCCTCGATCCACTCTTTCCATGCCGTGACGTCCTCGCCAACATCGGGCACGCCTGGATTGGTCCACCATCCGCTGTCGTCGCGCGCCATCAGCACATCGATATCGATCAGTTGCGGCGCCGGCGCCGCCGGGCCCAGCGCGCGCCGCGCCCGGATGCTCATGTGAACCGCGCCGATGGCGGCGAAGATGGCGCTGCCCGACAGCAGTAGCCCTGCGATCTGATTGTTTTCCATTACTTCCTCCTGCGGCCGCGCCGCTTCCATAGTATTTAACGTGGTTTCGGGAAGGCCACAACGTTGGCCAGCTCGGCGGCGACGCCGCCGGCGGCCTTGAACTCTTCCCACATCTTCAGGTGCGCCGCGCAGTAGTGGACTTCCGGCGCGATCTCATTCGCGTGGTCGTCGCACATCAGGCGGTCGCAGGTCTTGCCGTCGCCGACCGGGAAATCGCACAGGAAGTCGCCGAAGCCGGCGCAGTCCGCGCAGTGGTCGCCCAGGTCACCACGGATAAACATCACGCTGCCCTCGTGCTTGCTTTTTATGGCGGAGTATTCTTCCCAGGTCCCGATAAAGCCGATCGACTGCCACAACGCGTAGTCTTCGCGGGTCGGGCCTCGCATCCTTTCGACGTAGCACGGCATGGTTATCGCCCTTTGCGGCCGCGCCGCTTCCAGGGTTCGATGTCCCCTTGCGGCCCCCTGTTCGGGCGCTTGACCTTCTCGATCGTGATGAGGTCAGTCGGCGCTGTGAAAAATTCGTCAATGATCAAGAGGCTAAAGCCATTGCCTCGGATCTGGCTGCCGGCGTCTCCCGCGACCAGCCCACTGATTCCGCCGCCCCCAAGGCCTTCCCCATTCAGCTTAAGCAGCGCTTCTCGGAGGATGTGCTGCGCCAAGACCTGCCGCGCGATCTCCCTACCCAAAGCGGCATACTTTTCTTGGCACCGGACAAAGGCCTCGGCCAAGTCGCGGCCGATCGTCTCGGCTTCGGTCTTCATTTCATCGTCGGTCACACGCGCTCCTCAAAAGCTACTTGTTTGTTCTTCCACGCCATGAACGGCCCACGCACCAACTGGTGGAAGCGGTAGGCGGCGATGCTGTTCAGGTCCAGCTCGGTGCGCGTCTTGATCTGGCACGCCGACAGGACGAAGGCCCGAGCAAAGGCTTCGTCGATGATTTCGCGCTCGATCGGCGGGTTGCCCAGGTCGATGGCGATGTCGCGCAGGTAGGCGTGGAACTGCGGGTCCTTGCAGAACATGCAGGCCAGGACGCGCAGGTCTTTGCTGGCGCGGGTCACGGTTTGACCTCAACGCATCGGTAACCTTCGCCAATAACCTTGGCCAGACTCAAACCACGCGCCTCGCACTCGCCCTTCTTGTCGAAATAGAACGAAAGAAACCCGGCGACAATCAACCCCGCGACGCAAACTGCTACCCCTTCGTACCACTTCATGGCGTCACCTCTGGCACTTCCTCGCCGAACGCGGCGCGCACGACGGCGCGGCAAATGGCCTCTTGCGGGGTGGCGCCTTCGCCGCCGTCATGGTCAACGCCGCCGTAAATCAGGTAGGGTGCCGACCATGAATTTGCCGAGTAAAGCACCCCGTCAAATTGGGCGTTGTCCTGGGTGCACCATTTCTCCAGCAGCGGCCCGCACTGCCTCCAGTCGGTGGAGTAGCGCAGCACCTCGGCAGCAACCTTAAAGGGGGCTGCACCCAAAGGCATCACCTCAACGGTGCGCACGCAATGGAAATCCTCACTGCGCTGGATCTGGCGCACCTCCAATTGGTCGGCCGGCACGCCCTCGGCGCGCGCCACCCAGTAATCCAGCCAGGCGCCGGAGAGTTCGGATACGCGGATCATGGGGTCACCCAGTCGATCAAAGGTTGGCTCGCCGGGACATACAGCGGGTGGCGCGGCGCGCCGGCCTTGGTAGTGCCGAGGCACATGGGGCGGCTGAGGCGGTGGAACATTTTCCGCACCTGGGCGACCCGCTCGGGCTTGGCGTTTGCGCCCCATGCGCAAACGACGGTTTCGTGTTCGCGAATCAGCGCCGCCAGCCACATATCGTTGTCCTCGCCTACTGGATCTGGATGCTTCCAGAGGTCGGCGGGATTGGTGGCGCGCAGCGCGTACAGGTTCGCGACGACTAGGCCGGCGCAGTCCCATGCCTTGGTGAAGCCGATACAGCGGCGGATCGTCGGGTCGTCCAGCGAAGCGTCCGCCGTGCTCGGGTTGAGCATGATGAACAGCGCCGGGCCGGCGATCGGCAACATGTTCTGTGCTGGACGCGTGAGTTTGTAGCGGTACTGGCCGCAGGTGCTGATAATGGCGCTCATGGCATCACCCGCTTGAACTCGACCACCCACACCCAGGGGTTGGCATCCCAGCTGCCGGCGCGGTTGATGCTTTCCCACAGGGCTGCGAAGGTTGGCGCCGCATCTTCGATCTGGCGCCCCATGCGCTTCGCCATGCCGATGATCGTCATATAGTCCTGCAGTCCGTCGCATGCCTCGATGCCTTCGGCCCAGCAATCGGCCTCACTGATGTCGTTCAGCCGCTCCACGCGCACGCTGACGATCTCGAGCAGGATGCGGCAGGCCCGGCGCGGCATGTGGATGCTGGGCGTCCAGCGATCGGTGTCGTATTCGCACTCCGGATCGGCGCGGTAGATGGCGTGCGCGTGCTGCCCAGGGTGGTCAGGGTTGAATGCCCAGGTCTCGCGCACCCACAGGCGGTCGCCTGGCTGGCCGTAGGGGCACGCGACGCGGTGAACGTCTTTCAGCAATGGCCCCTCGCCAACTGCCCACGCTGCTTTTCCTTCATCGCGGCGGTGTGTGCTGGAGGCGCACCACCCTGCCCACGCGTGACCGTCCGGCGGCTGTGGCTTCACAACGCGTCGCGTCTGCGTCTTGCTGCCATCGAGGATGGCGCGCACCATCGGCGCGCTGAAGAGGATTGGTCTTTCTTTCACGGCATGCTCCCGAAAAGGTAAAAGCTGGCGCTTGCGAGCATCAACACCGCACCAATGATCAGGCCCAGCCCGAGCGTCGTCCTGATAGGACAATGACCACTCTTCGGCACCTCGGTAAACTGGGCCAGGCCGGCGCTGGCGCAGAAGATCAGGAAGCCCCAGGCCATCATGCTGCACCTCGCTTTCCGATGCCGAGCAGGCGCAGAACCCCGCGGGACTCTGGCGCTTCGCGGTGCGCGGGCGGCGCCGGCTGCATCTCGATCACGCGCGCGCCCAGCACCGAGAACTGGTAAGCAGGCTGAACGCCCAGCACCTGCTCGATCAGGCCGGGGATGGCGTTGCGCAGCTCGACCGGCATCTTGGCGTAGTCGATGCAGTGCAGCGTGCGGAGGGTCTGGTATGCCTCGCTGCCGTTACGCGGAATGCCCATCATCTCGGCGACGCTATCGATGGCGCAGATGTTGAAGTGGCCGCCGGCCAGCATGTTGTTGATCGCCGTCAGGGCGGCAAGCTTTTTGAGGTCGGTCATAGCGGGTCCTGGTTCAGTATTTCGATGGAATGGCCTCGCGCGCGGCGCGGATGGCGGCGATGCGCTCGGCGATTTCTTTGCGTGGCTTGAGCACCGGCCACGGGCTGACCGGCGCCGCGGCCTTCTGGATGGATGTCAGTTGCGCCGGGGTCGGGATGTAGAAGCGCGCGGTGCGCTCCCCGCTCTGCCGGCGCACGACGCCCTGCTCTTCCAGGGTGGCGACGCACTTGCGCACCATGGCCAGGCCGAGCTTTGTTTTGCTGACGATGCTGGCCAGCGTGAAGGCGGCGCCGCCCTGGCTTTGCAGGAAGGTGGTTACGGAGGCGCGGACCAGGCCGTCGACGTTATCCATGGGAGGCTCCTTTCGTGCAGTCGCAGGCCTTGCCGAAGGCGGTACCGGTGCCGGCGCAGATCTCGCACGCGGCCACAGCGCTAGAGCAGGCGCAGCCGTAGCCTTCATTGTCGGGGCAGTTGGCCGGGGTTCCGCTGCAGTCGACGTTGGGCTTGCCTCCGGCCTGCTGGCTGGCCGCAAGGGCGAACCGCTTGCGCATGATGTGGTGCATCCGACGGTCAGCACATTGCAGCACTGCCCACGCCGTATCCAAGTCCGGCTTCTGCGCATAGGCGCCGAGCACTTCCAGGAACTCGTGGCAGTCGATGGACGACAGGCTGATGCGCTCGGCGATGTCCATGTCCTCAGGCAGCGGCGGCAAGTCTTGCCCGGCCGCTGGCGTGGTCGTCCCGACCTTATGCCTATGACCGCCTGCGAGCGGCGGGTGTTTTGGAGCTGGTGGGCGTGGAGCCGTCGGTAGTGGGTTGACGGTGAAATTCTGATAGCGCCCAGGAGATAGGCCATTATCCATCTTTGCCGGGTTGACGGCGGCCACGGCCTCGTGATCGATGGGCGCGGCTTGCGCTGGCGCGATGTGCTTACGCACTACCTGCCATGCTGCGGCGTCTTCCGGCTCCACCTGGGTTTCATCCATGCAGCCGTCCACCTGTTCGATGGCCTGCGCAAGCAACCCTGCATCGGTGGCGCTGGCCGGATGACCGTTTTTTGCCTTCGCTGCATACTTTGCAATCTCAGCCCTGAGTGCGCGGCGCACAGCGGGGTCGGCGATGTACTCGATCAGATAGACTAGATCACCATGAAACTCTGGCAAGCCATCCATGGCTTGAATCAGCAATTGCTGCGCCGCCTTATCGTTGTCCGCCTGTACGGTGCTGGCCTGTTGCAGGTTGTCGGATGGCTGCGGGGCGGCGTTGAGCATGTAGCGCCATACATCGCCCATGTTGATGACTTTGATTTCAAGCCCGGTGTCAGGGTGATCGAATGCATCAAAAGCAGCCCATAATCCACCTTCGTGGAGCATTTCATCGGTCGGCTCCTCTGGCACCAGTTTCCATCCTGCTGGTACTTCCTTCCCGCCCTCCTGTTGCAAGGGCTGGGCGGCAGGTGCACGCTTGCTTTCCAGATAAGCGTTGGCCTCATCGAAGGAAGTGATGCCCCAGGTCGCGGCCGTCTTGCGTGCCACGATATGTGCCGCTTCGAAGTTATGGTCGTTCCATACGAAGGCGATCCACAGCAAGCGGTGCGCGAGATCACCCATCATCTGCAGATCGCGCAGCGAATAGTCGGACAGGTCAGGTGCTTGCCGGGCGGCGAGTGCAGCATCCCAGCCCCGAGTAAATGCCGTGCGGTCGGCTACGGCGCGCATGTTGACGGATGCGTGCGGGCTGTCTGGAACCGGGTACGCGGCGTTGCGCGCCGCCTCAAGATCGGCCCGGCCTGCGGTGTTGACTTGGGTGTTCACGGCTTTTCCCCTTGTGGAGTGTGATTGGCAGCGGCGGCGATATCCGCGCGGTCCAGGCGCTCGATCTCCGCGAGGATCAGCGCGCCGGCCTTGACCAGGTCGCGGCGCCGATTCGTTGGTTTGAGCCACCGCTCGCTCCAGGGCCAAAACTTCTTGAACTTCTCCGGAGTTCCCGAAAATCCGCGGTGGGCGGCCACACCGTAATCGACCCAACTCATCGAAGCCACGAGTGCATACGTGGCGGCTGCGCGGCCCAGCTCATAGTTGATATATCCGTCGTCTCGCTCTGGCGTCCAGTTCTCCTGTTCGACCTGGCGGCGGCGCTCCGCCAGCACGGAGGCTGCGGCCAGCGTCATGCCCACCATCCCCGGCATAGGCCCTGCAGCGGTGGGGTGCGTCTTGACGAGGAATCGCATTGCGTCGAGTGCGGCCCGGGTCACGCGCTCACGGTCGCCGCCGCCCTGGATGATTTCCGTGTCGACCACGCCGACCAGGTCGTCCAGTATTTCGCGCGCCTTACCGGCTGGCGCGCCGCTGGCGGCCGGCAATTCGACGCGCGCCAGGGTTTCCTCGGCAATCGCATGAACGAACTCCAGCAGCGCATGGAATTCCGGCTCCTGCAGGCGCGTGCCGGCGAACTTCGTACGCGCCAGGACGGCGCCGATCGTCGCGTTGGTCATGCGCGGCACGCGCGGCATGCCTTCCGGCCCGTTGCTGTAGAAATCGCTCATTGCTGGCTCCTTGGCAGGCCGGCCAGCTCACGCAGGCGGGCCATGGTCATTTCGGGGACGGCGTCCAAGATCGCGCACATCAGGCCGGCCGAAACGGGCCGATGCCGGTTCGCGACGGCGGAGATTCCGTGGCGCTCCACGCCCAGGGCGGCGGCCAGGTCTTTGCTGGTGCGCACGCCGAGCGCCTCGGCAACGTGGTTCAGGAGCCGGCGCGGCGTGTAGAGTGGGTCGTGCAGGCTCATACTTCGGCGCCTTCCTCAACCACCTCCACGGCCGCTGCCATGATGAAGAGGTTATTGGCGGTGTTGACCTGGCGCTTACAGATCGCGATCGCAGTATCGATGGCGCCGGCGCCGGACATCTCCATCTCGGCGCGGATCGTGGCGCCAAGTTGCTGCATGCGGTCGACGTAGCGGTCGCCGAGCAGCTGCTTGGCATCGTCGCGGGTCTGGTACAGCTGCGCAGTCACGCGGACGGCACGCTCCTCGTTCGTGGCGCGCTCGCGCGCTGGCGAGACGAGGTCCGCAGCTTCGCCGCCCAAGGCGCCCATCAGGTCATCGAACATGCGCGCCAGCTCGCCGGTCATCAGGGCGAAGTCGCTGTCGAAGCGCTCGTCGGCATCGCGGGCCACGGCGTCGTTTTCCTTCATGACGTCCAGCGGCTTGATGGACTTCAACGACAGCGATTCGTCCAGCACGAAGGAAATCTTGCTTTCCCAGGTCATGGCCAGGCGCTTGCACTGCTTGCCGGCGGCGATGTGGCGGCGGACTTCTTCCGGCTCCAGAGTGTGGCGCTTGTAGACCACGGCGGCCTTGCTTTCGCCGGTGGACTGCATGGTGGCGTCCATGTCGACGGTGAAGCCAGCCGGCGCCTCGTCGTCCTCCAGCCAACCGGTCATCACCGCGGTAGGCAAACGGGCCACGCGTACCGATTCCACCGGCATGCGCTCGATCGCCTTCAGCAGCATCTTCAGCACGTCGTCGGCCTTGGCCGCGCTGGCGGCGTCGACCACCAGCCAGCCATTGACCGGGTCGATCCAGCACCAGGTGTTGGTGCGGATGGTGAAGGCGCGCGGCAGCAGTTCGTCGTGCACTCGCTCCTTCAGCTCCTTCATGGCCTTCTTGCCGGGGGCGAAGCCCTGCTGCTCTTCCAGCTCGGCGGCGCGCGCTTTGGTCACCTGGTTGACCACGGTCGACGGCAGCAGCTTCTTTTCGGTGCCCAGGACGATCAGCATTTGCTTGTTCACGGTGTGCACCAGGCCGCCGGTCGGGCGCGGCCGGTCCCAGCCCTGGCGCATCAGTTCATTGCTGCTGGCGGGCGTGAAGGCTTGCGGCTGGAGCGCTTCTTCCAGTTTTTCGGCGGTCATCGCCCATCCCGCCGGCAGGCGGTAAAGTTGTGCATTCTTGAACATGGGTCCCTCAGGTTTTGTCGGAATCGGTCTTGCTGGGCGTCGGCGTCGCGCCGTGCTGCTTTAGCCACTCGGCATGCTCTTCGCGGCGGCGGTACTTCGCGTCGCGCAGCAGAGTGCGCCTGATGCGCGATCCTCTGGTCGCTTCGCGGTCCAGGCGCGCCAGGCGCTGCTCTTCGGTCTCGTTCGTCATGGCTATTCGGAGCAGGACGGTTGCTTCTGGCAGTACGTTGTGCCACTGCAGCGGCTTGGGTCGGAGCAGCGCGGCCCATACGGATCGCGGGCCGCCACTTCGTGCAGCACTGGGAAAGCCATGTATGGCAACCGCTCGACGTTGAGCACGCAGCCCGGCGCGATCAATTCCGCCTGTTCGCGCGCTTCCGTTTCGTTGGCGGCGCCGATACTGCCCCGGTAAGGCTTCGCCGAGAACGTTGCCCAAAACGCGCTCATGCGCACCGCCCGATCAGCTTATTGATCTGGCGCTTCAGGGCGGCGGCGCGCACTGCCAGGGTGAGCGGCAGGCCGGCGCGGCGGTAGCTCAGGATGTCGCGGGCGATGGTCATGCCTGGACCTCCGAGCGCAGCGCTTCCAGCTTGTCCTGTGCGGCGTAATCGAGCGTGCCGGCGAGGAGGTACAGGCCCAAGATAATTGCGATCGCCACCTTGTTGTTCTTGAACATGATCAGCGCTCCGCTTCGCGAGTTGGTTGCGACAGACCCCAGCCCAGCTGGCGGCGGATCTCGGCCGGCGCTGGCGGCGCGGACTTGGACTGGTGGCGCGCGGCCAGGTAAGAGCGGAGCTGCTGTTGCGTCGGCTTCTTCGTTTGCATCACGACCTCCTCAAAAAAAGAGCGGGTTGGCTCCCGCGGCTGCCGACTCGCAGCGCCTTCTTGCAGGCCCGGGCCGGGAGACATCGGCGCGGGGTTGTGGCGGCAGGCTACTTTCACCTTTACGTGCGATGCCGGCTCAATTGGCACCGGCAATCGGACGGGTCGGGTACTAGCCGGCCGGATTCAGTCATGTGCCACCACATGTATGGCGATTGATGGTTGGCCGGGCAGTCCAACTTACTGCGCGAACGCGTCCCGCTTTCGCCCCCGTCGCTACAAGACCCTGACGCGGGTCACGCTATGGGCGGCGCAATCAATCGCCATGCATGTGGGGCCTGGCGGATCACCACCAGGCCGGTGCTGCAACTACCCTCTTCTCACCCCGCTTGTGTGCACCCCGCGTCGGGCTTATAGACCACCGGAACGAATGGGCCGGGCCTGCATCTATCACCGGAAGGTAAGGCCGTGATGTGCCAGCCCCTCGTCCGCGCCTTCCTCGCGCTGCGGCCCTTATTCCTTCAGTTCGCCGGCGGCGATGAGCGCCTCGGTCGCCAGGCGTGCCAGCCGTTGCTGCCGCGACGTTGCCCGCACCTGCAGCAGCGTCGCCACCATTTCGTCCCTGCCGTTGATCGCGCTGACCAGGCATTCCGCTGCCCTCATGCCGCGGGCCGACAGCTTTGACTTATTCGCCTGCTCCACTGTCAGTCCGTACTCGATTCCGAACAGGTTTGCGATGACGTCGCCGTTCGCATCCACCAGCAGATGGGCGTTACTTCCATCCTTCATCCCCTGGCGAATCGGTAAAGCGATGGCTACCTTGCAACTCGACTTCATCGGCGGCTCCTGCTGCGTTTGTCACTGCAATAAGTGCATCCTATACCAGAAAAACTAGCAATGCAAGAAAATATAGTATCTGAGGGCGTGAAGAATTGCATGGGTCTGTAACTTGCATTAATGAAGTGCTCGCGAGTATGCCTGATCCTGATACCTGGCTGATACCAAATAGATCAAGTGGAGGTGATCCACTTGCACAATTGCCGGATGAGCAAAATCAAGAAAGTGGACTACACGGCGATGACGCTGCGCTTGCCGAGAGAGATGATGAGCAGACTCGACGCGGCGGCCGAGCACAACGGGCGGACGAGATCAGATGAAATCCGGGCGCGCCTGGAGGCTTCGCCCACGGACGAACGCCTCGGCGCGGTAGAGCGCGAGCTCCAGGAAATGAAGGGGATGCTGCGGAAGTTGCTCGATGCCGCCGGATGAAAGAGAAAGGCCCTGGCTAGCAGAGCTGTGGAGAAGCTACTTTGTCTAGGCGGAAAGTTCGCTACCGCAATGTTTGCATTTGATCGCGGCGATCAATACCTCCTCGGCGCAGAATGGACAACTCTTCTTTTCTTGGGAAGGCGTCACAGAAGGTGCATGTGGTGCTTCCACGCTTGATTCCGCTGGCTCAGGCCGTTTAAACGCCCAAACGATTGCGACAACCCACCCGATTAGCGACCACCCAAGAAGTACGTTAACCAACGCGATCGCCGCAAGGTTTGTGTGATTCTTTTTCCATGCCTCAAAAGTCGGTAAAAAATAGAGGGCAGGCGCAACCAAAAAGAACGAGGAGGCAACGAGTTTGCCGAATCCATTTAACCCGTCTGGCGGGGTTTGCCCCATTGCCCAGCTATACGCCACGAGAAAAACCAGAATTACGAAACGAAGCGCGAACATGAACTCTCCTCTATTGACAGGGTGGCGCTGCGTTAGCCCAACGCGTAACTCTATTATATGGATTGCAAGCCGGTCGAATCTCGCCAATTGTTTCCGAGAGTTTAACTAGTTAGCGTGGCGTGAGAATCGAGTGAGAATTCAACAAAAAAGTAGAAGTGGAAAAGTACCCTTTTTCTCGATTTCGAACCGGAAACGGCGCTTATAGTAGAGCAATAGAGATTACCGAGGAGTTTCGAGAAATGGAAGACTATCCCAAGCTTGAGGCGGCATATCGCGCGATGAGCAAGGAGAAAAGGCAGCGGATCATAGAGCTCGCCCAAGCTTATGCCGTCACCTGGCCGGCGGCGCCCGCAGACCAGGTGGCGCAGCCGGCGCGCGCATCACATCTGCGCGTCGTCCACTCCGCGAATAAGCGATAAAGGTCGCTTCTTCGTGGTGCTGGCCGTGATCTCGATTTCAGTGCGACCATCCTGGAATGACAGACGATACTGCTCGAGCAGTTCGGCCTCTTTAGGTGTCACGTATTGCAGAATCATGCGGTCAATCGGCGGATCCTCCGGCACGACGGCCGGCGCCGGCAGATCATGTGAGTCATCCGGCGCTCCGCGGCCGGTCATGAGCCATTCGACACTGCAGCGCAAACCCTTCGCCGCCGCGGCCTGATTACTCCGGCTCGGCGCTGTGCCACCAGCCTTCTCCCATTGTTGAATCGTCTGCCAGGCGATCTTCTTTCCTGACTCAGCCTGAATAGCTTCCGCCAGCTTCTCGTAAGAGAGGCCTAGCTGTGTTCGACGCGCTCGGATTCGTTCGTGCATATCCATCCCGTAACTATGCCCGCTAGTTTTTCTAGCACCAACACATATTTTTCTTGCATCTGCTAGAAAAACTAGTAGAATGCGCCTTATGGAGAAAACAGATTCGTCAAAAGCCTTAGGGAAAGCGATCGAGTGCTACCGCACCTTGAACGCCTTCGCCACGGCCCTCGGCGTTCCGTACCAGACCGTGCAGCAGTGGATGAAGAACGGCGTACCGGAAAAGTGGTGCGTCGAGATCGAAAAGCTCACGAGCGGCCAGGTGCGATGCGAAGAGCTGAACGACAAGGTGGACTGGTCTTATCTCCGTAACAGCCAAGCCGCATAGCGGCAGTTGCACCAGCAGTAGAAGCACCCCCTGAAAGCCAGAAGTTAGATTTACCGGGAGAGTTTTATGAGCACCAATAGCGGCACCGTTCGCGACGTTTTGATCAAGAGTTACGTCGATCCGGACTCGTTCATTGAGTTTCGCGATCTGTGTAAAGAAGTAGGACTTGCTCATAGCGCCGCCGTAAGGACCTTGATCAGTGAGTTCATTTCCTTCCATCGTAAGCGCAGGCTCGCGAGGATTGAAGGGCCCAAACTGGGCCAGGTGATCGGGGTGCCGGGGAGCTGGGGTTGCCGGGTGAATTACGGCAGCACTCCGGCGCGAAAGCGACTTTGAAGAGATCGAGCTGGAAGGCCTATCCAGTGAGTACCAGCTGGTGTGGAAGCAAAGGGAATCCGCTGAATAGCGGAGCGAAAAAAAGGATTCGCCCATGTGCCAACAGGGATGTGAGGGGGAAGGCGAGAAGCCCTCCCCCGCCGAGGACAGGGTGATTGTGTTGGCGAAGAAGTGGCGCGAGGCTGACAAGGCCTTTGCGGCATCGAAGGATGGGCGGGACGGCATCAACGAATACCGGGCCCGCCAGGAACTTCGCGACGCCATCGACAAGTTGCCCTGAGAGATTGAAGTGCACGGCGGCTTCGGCCGCCACCTTTTCACACCGCGAGGACGCTATGAAAGACAACTGGCTTCTGTGGGCATTCTTCTACGGCACTCTCGCAGGCATTCTGTATTTCGTGTGGCGCGGGGTCGATTTCGCGCCGACCGCTTTCCGGGCGGTGATGTGGTCCCGCATCGTGATCACCTGCCTGGCGTGCTACGCGATGCACAACCCAAACCGCGTGCTGCCTGCCGCGCCGCGCAGCTGGCCCTTTGGGGCCGCGATCCTGCTCGCTGAGGTGGGCGTCTGGCTGGCGATGTGGCACCTGAACCTGGCTTCCGAGCTCATTTGTACGCTGCTGATGCTGCTGGTCTACGAAGACTACCGCCGCAGCGCCCTGATCAAGAACCCCTAATTTAAGCAAACGTCTTGGGCGCGCGTCCCGCGCAGGGATCGTCACGCCCCTAACACTTAAGAGGAACGAAAAAATGGCTGCTACCCACGTACTTGACCACGTTGCCCAGCTGAAGAACTGCAAGAACGATGCTGCGCTGGCTCGCCTGCTGGATGTGGCGCCGCCGGTCGTCAGCAAGTGGCGCCATGCCCGCCTGCCGATGGGCGCGACCCACATCCTGCGCATCCACGAGTTGGAGCCGAACCTGCTGCCAGTTTCCGACATTCGCCAGCTGCTGGCCGCCTGACCATGATCCATTCCATCGTAACCATCGAGGCCATCCAGGCCAAAGCGCGCGCCGCGCACGCCGCCGGCGCCGGCCGTGACGATCACGAGATGAACTGGCACTCCCCTGCCCTGGCCACCTGGCAGGAAGAGTGGGACCGCTGCGAAGCGGCCAAAATCAACGCCGAGGCGCTGGTGGCATGAGGCGCGACGAATTCACGCTCGCCCTGGACCTGGGCAACGAGCTGATCATCGACAACTTCGCCGGCGGCGGCGGCACGAGCACCGGCCTGGAAGCCGCCTTCGGGCGCCCGGTCGACATCGCGATCAACCACGACCCCGAAGCCCTGGCGATGCACGCCATCAACCACCCTCACACGAAGCACCTGTGCGAAAGCGTGTGGGACATCGACCCGATTGAGGTCACCGGCAATCGCCCAGTCGGCCTGGTCTGGCTCTCCCCGGACTGCAAGCACTTCAGCAAGGCCAAGGGCGGCAAACCCGTCGAAAAGCGGATTCGCGGCCTGGCCTGGGTGACGTTGCGCTGGGCGGCCAAGTGCAAGCCCCGCGTCATCATGCTGGAAAACGTCGAGGAGTTCAAAACCTGGGGCCCGCTGCTGGTCGATGCCGACGGCACGGCGCGGCCGGACCCTGCAAAGCGCGGCAAGACCTTCGAAAGCTTCATCCGCCAGCTGCGCGGCCACGGCTACTCCGTGGATTACCGCGAGTTGCGCGCCAGCGACTACAACACCCCCACGATCCGCAAGCGGTTCTTCCTGGTCGCGCGCCGCGATGGCCTACCGATCTGCTGGCCGGAACAGACCAACGGGGCGCCGACGTCGCCGGCCGTCCTGGCCGGGAAGCAGCGCCCATGGCGCACCGCGGCGGAATGCATCGACTGGTCCCTGCCCTGCCACAGCATCTTCGAGCGCAAGAAGCCGCTGGCCGAGGCAACGCTGCGCCGGATTGCTAAAGGCATCATGCGTTACGTGGTTGAGGCGGGCAAGCCGTTCATCGTCGGCCAGGGCGGCCCGATCTATTCCGGCAAGCCGGTATCGACCGAGCAGCCACTCGGCACCCTGACCACCGAGAACCACCGCTCACTGGTCGTGCCGAGCATTGTCCCTGTGACGCACCAGGGCGGCGACCGCAACGAGTCGGTGCACGAGCCGTTCCGCACGATCACCGGCGCGCAGCGCGGCGAGAAGGCGCTGGCCGCCGCCTACCTGACGCCGTACTACAGCGATAAGCGACCTGGCGATGCTCGCGGTCAGCTGCCGGACGATCCTATCACCACGATCCCGACCGAGAATCGCCACGCGCTGGTCACCGCCTTCTTGAACGAGCACGCCAACGCCAGCAACCAGCGAGTGATGCCGGCCGACGAGCCGCTGCGCACGATATGCGCCCAGGTCAAGGGTGGACACTTCAGCGTGATCTCCGCCGCCCTGGTTGGCGTCGGCGGCCGCGCCGGCGACAGCCGCCCGCGTGGGGCCGACGAGCCCACCGCCACTATTACGGCGAAGGCTGATACCGCGCTCGTGACCGCGCACATCACCAAGTTCCGCACTGGCGCCACCGGCAGCGATCTTGCCGATCCTCTGCCGACGATCACGGCCGGGCCGAAAGAGAACCCGGCGGGCAACGCGCACGCGCTGGGGATCGTGACGGCGCACATCCAGCGCGACATGGGGCAAAGCGTTGGCCACGCCGCCGACGCGCCGCTGGGCACGGTGACCGCTGGCGGCGGTGGGAAGTCCGCTTTGGTGGCGAGCAGCTTGGTCAAACTCCGCGGCACCAGCAGTGCGGCCGCCGCAGATGAACCAGTCGGAACGATCAGCGCCCAGGGCAACCATCATGCCGAGGTGCGCGCGTTCCTGGTGAAGTACTACGGCACGGACCAGGATCCGCGCCTTGAGGAGCCGCTGCATACGGTGACAACGAAGGACCGCTACGGCCTGGTGACGATCCAAGGAGTGGACTACCAGATCGTCGACATCGGCCTGCGCATGCTGGCGCCTCACGAGCTATACCGCGCCCAGGGCTTCCCGGCGCACTACATCATCGACGAAATCCCTGACCCGGCGCTGCTGTTCAAGGACGGGCACCAGGCCGAGGGCGACCCGCTTGCTCTGCCGCGCGTGCCGCTCACGAAGTCGGCGCAGGTGCGCATGTGCGGCAACAGCGTGTGCCCGCCCCTATCCGAGGCGCTGGTGCGCGCGAACTTCGTGCACGAGCACCAGATTGCGAGGGTGGCGTGAATCTCCGAATCTCAGCCCTTCAGCGCGTTTATCCGATCGCGGAGCTCTTTCTCGATCTGGTCATGAGCCCCGTTGTAATCGTAGAAGTGGCGGTCGGCAATGTCCTGGCGCGCCTTGGAGCTCCACTTGATCTCTCGATCAATGTGCGGGTACCGGTATTCGGCGAATCCTCCAGCGGCGTAGCGAATCGGGTCGCCGGGATTCCAGTCTTCGGGATTGTCTTCGCGACAAAAAGTGAAAACCTCCCAGCTGCCGTAGGCTCTCTGTTGGCCCTGCTTCATGGTGCCTCCTTTGCGAAAAAGGCAATCCTACCATGACGTGCGGCGAGCCTATGAAGCCCTACGCCCTGCACCTGGGCGACTGCATCGAGGTCATGCGCGGCCTGCCGGAGAACAGCGTCGACGCGGTGGTCACGGATCCGCCGTATGGCATCCGGTTCATGGGCAAGGCATGGGACGGCGCTGATATCGAAGCGCGCGCCGAACGCCGCCGCACCTTTGCGTCGCACGCTCCGGACGCCGGCCCGAACGGCGGCCCGAACGGCGGCCACAAGTCCATCGCGGCCGAGGCCGGCAAGTACGACCTGGCGCCGGCGGCAATGCGCGCCTTCCAGGAATTCAGTGAAGAATGGGCGCGAGAGGCATTCCGGGTCCTGAAGCCGGGCGGACACCTGCTGTCGTTCTCGTCCGCGCGCACGTATCACCGCATGGCCTGCGGCATCGAGGATGCAGGCTTCGAGGTGCGCGACCAGGCGCTGTGGCTTTACGGATCCGGCTTCCCGAAGAGCCGCGACCTGTCGAAGATGGATTTTGCCGGCACGCCGGAGGCCGAGCAGTGGGCGGGCTGGGGCACCGCGCTCAAGCCAGCGCATGAGCCGATCTGCGTGGCGCGCAAGCCGCTGGCGAAGGGCTGCACCGTGGCGGCAAACGTGCTGCAGTTCGGTACCGGGGCGCTGAATATCGACGGGTGCAAGGTCGGCGAAGACAGCACGCGCCGGGCGACACTGAGGGTAATGTCGTCGCGCGGCGCGCCCGGCGGGTCGTTTGCGGCCCAGGACCACCGCTATGCCGATCGCTCCTCCAGCTATCCGACCGGCAGCGACGCTGGCCGCTGGCCCGCGAACCTGATCCACGACGGCAGCCCGGAAGTGGTGGCGCTGTTCCCGCAGTCGACCAGCGGAGCGGTCAAGGCCGGGACAGTCGGCGGTCACAGTAAGGGCCGCGAGGTCTACGGCGAGCACGCCGGATACCAGATTGGTGGCATCGAGGCCAGCACCGGCAGCGCCGCCCGCTTCTTCTACTGCGCCAAGGCCAGTCGTGCCGATCGCAACGAAGGCCTCGCCGATCCCGGTCCCCAGTTCAAGCACGGCAGCACGCTGCGCGATGCAGAGAACTTGAACGCCGGCGGCCCGCGCGCAGGCAACCATCACCCAACGGTCAAGCCGACGGACCTGATGGCTTACCTGTGCCGCCTGGTCACGCCACCTGGCGGCGTGGTGCTGGATCCGTTCATGGGCAGCGGGACCACGGGCAAGGCCGCCATACGCGAGGGCTTCCGGTTCATCGGCGCCGAGCTCGAGCCGGACTACATGGCGATCGCGGCCGCGCGCATTGAGCACGAGCTGGCGCAAGTGGAAGCTGCCGCCGCGGCGCCGGCGCCATCCCCGCAGCTGGACCTGTTCAAGGAGGCTTCGTGAACCGCTCCAGTGAACTGAAGCGCAAGACCCCGATGAATCGCACCGGATTCGCGCGCTGCGATCGCATCGACTCGCGCGATGTGGCCAGGGTGGAGCTGGCGCCGCCGGCCAAGCCGAAGAAGATCAAGCCGAAGAAGTGCAGCAACCGCGCCTGCCGCGGCCCGTACATGCCCGACGCGAAGCAACCATTCAAGACCTGGTGCAGCGACGACTGCGCCACGGTGATCGCGCTGGAGCGCCTAGCCAAGCAGAAAGAAGCCAAGGCCAAGGCCGCGCGCGCCGAGGATAAGCGCAAGAAGCAGGCCGGCCGCACGGTCAAGGAATGGCTGAAGCTGGCCGAGAAGCTGGTGAACCAGTATGTCCGCCTGCGCGACAAGGACGACGGTTGCATCAGCTGCCACATGCCCTCCCACTACGACGGCATCTGGACCGCCTCGCACTTCAAGTCGGTGGGCAGCAACTCCGCCCTGCGTTTCAACACCTGGAACATCCACAAGGGCTGTGAGCAGTGCAACCTGTTCAAGTCCGGGAACATCGCTGAATACGAGAAGCGCCTAGTGCTCAAGATCGGCGCCGAGCGCGTGGAGTGGCTCAAGAACCACGAGCGCGTGCGGAAGTATGACGCCGAGTATCTGGCGCGCCTGTGTGCTATCGCCCGCAAGAAGATTCGCCGCATGACGGCAAAAGGTCCAAAGAAATGACAACCGATATTGCACCGCTGGTCCCGCCAGACGTCGACCTGAAGGGCTTCCCCGGCTTCATGCTGGACGCCGAGGCGCTTCTGGCCAGCGAACTGGTCGCCCTGGCCACGCCGGAGGAGATCGCCGCGGCGCTGATGCTCTGGTGTCGCGCCTGGCAGCAGGTGCCGCACGGCTCGCTGCCGAACGACGAGCGCGTGCTGGCGGCCTTCTCCAAGGCCAAGAGCTGGAAGAAAGTGCGCGACATGGCGCTTCGCGGCTTCGTGCTGTGCAGCGACGGCCGCCTGTACCACAAGACCCTGTGCGCCAAGGTGATGGAGGCCTGGGGACAGCGTCTCGCATACCAGTCGAAACGCAAGAAAGAGGCCGACAGGCTCGCCGAATGGCGCGACAAGAAACGCTCCAAGAACGGCCAAGGAAACGGTGACGGAAACGCAATCGGAAACGCAATCGGAAACGCAGATGAAACGCGTTTCGAAACGCAGGTGAAACCTCTAAGAAGTGAAGTGACGCGAAGAGAAGTAACACCTAATTCCGTTCCTGACGGAACGGGCGCCGAGGCGCCCAAGGCTCCCGCCGACCTGACCAAGCAGGAGCTGTGGGCTGCCGGCAAATCGCTGCTGCTGCAGGCCGGCATGCCCGCA